CATCGTCTTATCCATCGGCATATCCAACACATCACTCTGTGACGAAGTAGCCTGTTCCCCTTCTAGTCTCGGATTCCCCGTCTCCAACCTAGCCTGGCTAACATCCCTCATCCTGCGTACTATGGCCCAACGAGCTTTGTCCACAGGACCATTGACACTTCGAGCTTCTGGATCAAATATCACCTCATGGGCTAAGACCACTCGACAAGAAATATCCCCCTCATAAAGAGTCCTTGCCTGTGCGTCTGGGGGAGCTACCACCCCTTCATCCTGATAAGGAAGCTCTAACAAACCTTGCTCATTTACATTGTAACCCTGGGCCTGAAGGCCAGGAAACCGTTCATCGGTCGGTGGGATTAAATCAATATCTTCTCTAGTAGGTCCTGCGGTAGGGTCAATATAAACATGCACAAACGACACTCCGTCAGTTTGTGCATTGTACCAAGCGTCTAGGAACAGGTTCCAAGCGCGTAGGATTTGGTAATAATACTCAACCACTGCCTGCTGTGCTTCAGCGGCTTCACGATTAGCAGTCCCACTGCCAACAGGCTCGAATCTAAACCCTGGCTTTTGCTCGCTTAAGATACCTAATCTAAAATCTAACGCCGGGCCGATTAGATTCAATACCGCTTTAATATCGTTAACTTCCGCCTGTGGCTCTCTCCAAGTCCGTCCGTCTCTGGTACTGATCCACTGGTATCCATTGCGAAAATGTCTGTGTCTAGACCAATGTAACCGTTTGTCTCGTAAAGCCCCTTCTTGCCTCTTGCGCTGGCTATCAATCCACCTGCGCCAATCTTGACCATCCTGACTATTTACATCAGGAAAGCCTTCGCCGTAACTCTTTGCCAAACGTTGCTTAGGACTTAAAACTTGCTTATCAACCATTGGTCATTAACTAATCCCATCCTCTTGTTTAAGACGGATCAACGCTGCATCCCAACTACCAAGTTCATTCCGTAAACGTCTAGCATGCCGTTGACGGCTAATCCTAGCATGTTCTTCAGATTCTTGGGCACAATAGCCAAATACATCTAAGGGCATTGGTTCTTCGTTTAATCCCGTAGGTATTTGATCTAGTGGTACTGCCTGGAACTGAACCACCAGAGGCGTTGGGATTAAATTTCCAGTATCTACGTTAATGACAATAGGCGGTAGGTCTGGTAAATCCACATGGATCACAGGGGGGTTCTTTGCTAGGTATAGAAAAGCCCCTAAAGCCGCACTGGTCAATAATATAACATACAATACTGCAATAGTCAATAGCATATAATTACCACTCCCCAAGTCCAGGTATATAATTACGTCCCTTTGACTTACGTGAATTAACCATCTTATCGAACACTTGGTCAAAATTCGGATTATCCTCCTCAGGCTCGGGCGGAGCTACTACCTGAGGATTCTCATAAGCAGCCATTACCGCATACCTAAGTGCATCGGCGCTGTGGTCCTCTTGCCTAGGTCTGATGTCATTGGGGTCTTTTCCCGGCCCGGAATTCCGTTGTAACTTAGGCAAAGTACGCGCTAGGTTCGGCGCGCCATAAATCCCATTATTAGGCCAAATACGCACAGCCCCTTTGGTCGTTAGGTCAATTACCTTAGTCCAACCAACCAAACGATCAGCATTAGCTCGTTCGACAGGTATTCCCCTGGTGGCCATAATCGTTGCAATGGATTGATTACTTGCCGCAGCTTGCCTAGCTACCATTTCTGGACTACCTACGCTATAAATCACCGGACGGAGTTTCAAATCCTCCTCCCGTTTCTTAATCATATGAACCACTGCGTCTAGGTTTGTGTCCTTGAGATAAAGTTCAGAAACCACGTCGAAAACATTGGCTTTAGGATAGTATAAAACCCATAACACTGCCGTTGGATCGTCGATACCAAAGTCAATAGCTCTAATGGTTACATAGTTAGAGTCTAATAAGGTCGTTGAGTCGGTAAGGCGCAGGGGTGCTTTGAACATTGCCCCGGCTAACATGTCCCATCTTCCATTCAAGTATGCCGCCACATCCTCAGGTGGCATGCTCGCAATCATCCCCGCGACATACTGTTCCCGGTTAGGTAATGACGGATTATCCCAAACCTTACTGGGTATAAACTGTTTAGTTATCGAAACAGACTTACCTGTGCCAATGTCAATTTCTTCAGAATAAATCTTATACGGCTCGCGTATATCACTAGTCGCAGCACTGCCAATGAACCTACGCATTACCCAGTCATGGCCGATGTCTCCAGGGTTAGTTCCAGCCCGGACCATTAACGGTAACTCGGCTGACTTAGTACGATTACGGCTGAACATGAACGAGTACATTGGCTCGGTAAACGTAGTTAACTCGTCGAAACAAATCAAATTATACTCATAAGACTTGAATTGGTAAATATCCTTCTCATGCTCGGCATAACCCATCTGAATCACTGCACCACTGGGAAACTTCCATCTGGATTCTGCTTCTTTCCACTGGGCTCCAGGAACTACCTTGCTATAAAGCTGAATAGACCTATCGATCATTTCCTGCAACTGTGGCCTTGTACGTCTAAGGATCAAAGCGCGATGGCTAGGGTGCCAAATCCAACGCAAGGCACACATGAGCAAGGCATCCGTTTTCCCGCCACCTACTGCACCACCGTACAATACTTCCCTTGCAGTGGATTGAAGGAAGGCACTTTGTGGGCCTGGATTAGCTTGCCATAAAATTTCCCTAGATATGGCTTGCATGATGTTTCAAGCACTCCGGGCAAATACGCAAATCTTCACTATTATCCCGACCGATTGACGGAAGGATCACAATACCCACCGGCCCTTGTTTATCCTCCTGACTCTTACTAACCCGCCCATAGGCCCGGTCTAGAATATGCTTAACTAAGGAAGATTGCGCTGCACTGGCTTTAATCGTTCCTTTGGCAATACCTGTAACTATGTCATTTAAACTATCTGCCAGGGCTTTCCAATCACCGGAAGCTTGAGCCTGTCGGACTCTTTGTGCTAAATCCTCTGGTACCCCAGCGCCAATTTTAATACTAGTCCTACGCTTCTCGTCATAACACGCCCGGCACAATCCCCCGACGTAATTACCACTGTTGCGGATATTACACCTAGGGCATAAGGGTTTGTTTAAATCAGTATTAGCCACTAATGTTCCTCGAAAACAATAGCCTTAATATTGGGCAATTTATGTTCTTTATATGTTTTTTCCATTTCTTTTGCTCTATCAATGTCAACGATAGTTTCTCTAAAAGGAACAGTATGACACCGGAACCATACGGCAACTACGGCTCCGTATTCATTTACTTCTACATCTACATACCCAGTACGATGAATAGTATTATTATCTCCATAACGAAACTCATTCATGACTCACCTGTTTCTTCAACTCCTCAAACACCATTCCCTGGACATTGAATAAGATTGCCATAAATACCTTAATATCAACTTTCCCATTCCTCCAGTTAATCCAAGCTTCCATAACATGCCGGAGCATTGACTTCATGTATGCAGATTGTGGTATTCCCTTTTGCCAATTATCGGACGATCTAATCTCTTGCCCAAGTGGAATATTCCTCAACCGACATTCATGCATATATTTGGCAAATTCTTCCCATACCGCCGGAGAAATAAACCCTTCATAATCTAGTTTATCGTTATCTATATCCCGCGTTGCTCCGGTCTTGAATACTCTAGTTTCAGCAAGCTCAGTCATTTCAGCTTGTGCAACATCAGAGTGAAAAGGACAAGTGCCTGGAGTTGGATCATCTAGACAATAAAGACAGTTAATCATGATTCGGATTCCCTGGATTAGCCGGGTCACTGTGCCAAAATATCTCTTTAACATCCGGAGGTTCGACTAAGAACACTCCAGTATTAGCCTGTACGGATACTGCCCGGTCATCTATACAAAATACCATATTAAAGTCCTTTTTATTAGTTACCGATAACACTTGACCAATATGCTCTAAGCACCATTCTTCAATGGCCTTAATAACCCTAGCACCCTCTTGAACTCTAGCAGTGAATATCCGTACTTCGATTCCCTGGTGTAATAATTCCCTAACGTACTTAACCATTAGCGGAATTGGCTCCCCAATGTGCATTGGGCCTTGCCAACCATCATATCTGGCTAATGTACCATCTAAGTCTACCCCAACCCAACCGTTATCGTTCATATAACACCCACATTCCTAACGATCTATCCCAAGCCATGAAATATACAAGTTTATCTATAAGCATGGGCACAAGGGTCAAAGGGTCAAAAGGAGCTAATGATCCGTTTTTAAATTGCCACATCACCCCTATCATACCTGATAATCCGGATTATTTGAAGAAGGGGCCGCTTGGGGGTTATCCATTGGCTCAATATCTGCTTCCAACCAAGAACCAGAGGCATAGATACTTTTACTACCGTCATTATAATGTAATATTAAAGTACCTGCTGGAACAGAGTAAGCACTTACCTCAACACATTCAAACTGTTCCCCA